AATTCGTATCCCAGCCAAAGAAGATAGCAGCGAAGACTGCAAAGTTTAGGAAGGACTGAGCATGGCCGCTGGAGTTAAGCACTATTTTAAAGACGGCAAAGAGCATAAGGGTGCTACTCATAAAGACGCTAAAGGTCGTCTCATGTCCGGCGCAACGCACACGGCGTCTAGCAAGAATTTGTTCCATAAGAAAGATGTGTCGGCCACTCCCAAGGCCCCTGCAAAGTTTAGGAAGGCTTAACCATGGCTGTAGTCGTACCTGATCTAGCAGAGCTTTTTGAAGAGGCTTACGAACGAGCCGGTCTTATTATGCGTGGTGGGTACGATCTAAAAACAGCTCGCCGTAGCCTGAACATCCTTACGCTAGAGTGGCAGAACCGTGGGTTAAACCTGTTTACTATTGAGTCGGGTACTATCGCTCTCGTTGCAGGTACAGCTACTTACGATATGCCTGCTAACACTATTGATATCATTGAACACCAGATGCGCACCGGGACAGGTACCTCACAGCAGGATACAGCCATTGAGCGGATCAGCGTATCAACGTACGCACAACAGACGAATAAGAACACAACTGGCCGTCCTACCCAGATTTTTGTTCAGCGCCTACCTACCAGTACAACGGTTACATTGTGGCCTGTGCCGGATGCAAATTCTAGCTACACGCTGTTCTTCTACCGCTTAAAAGGTATTGATGGCCTAGCTTCTGGTGTTGGTGGGGAAGTTACTAACATTCCTCCACGGTTTGTCCCTGCTCTCGTTGCAGGCTTGGCTTACTATATTGCCATGAAGAAACCCGAAGTTGAGCGCCGTGTTATCCCGCTTAAACAAGAGTATGAGTTCCAGTTTGAACTTGCTGCTGACGAAGATCAAGAAACGGCTTCAATTCAGTTCGTTCCGCATGGTTCCTTCTCTGTGGGGGGCATATGAGCTACGCTGCTGGTAAACGCGCTTTAGGAATCTGTGACCGCACTGGTCAGACATATAAACTGTCTGAGCTAGTCTGGGAAGTGCAGAACGGCGTCAAAACCGGATTCAGAGTAGGACGCGACGTAGTTGATCCAGATCAACCGCAAAACTTTCTAGGGCGGGTTAAGATTAATGACCCGCAATCTCTGCAGAACCCACGTCCAGACTTTGCTCCGGGTAGTGGCCTATTTGGGTGGAATCCTATTTGGAACAATGCGCAATATATGGTAGGCTCCGTTGGAAGCATTACCGTCACAACGACGAATGGAGTATAAAATGGCCGATAAGAAGACATACAAGACTGCTAGTGGCGCACAGCAATACGGTAGTACAGAAGACTTTAGGAAGCAAAAAGATGCTTCTTTTAAACGTTTTTTGGAAAATCCAACTACAAAAAATGCGCTTATGGAAAATACGATGGGCGCGGGGTATTATGGGGCGCGTTCGAAGGAATTTAAATCAGATACTTACGGTGAGTTGGAACAACTTCTTTCTGGATTTGCAAAAGATAATAAGGATAAATTAAAAAAAGAAGAAAAGCCCAAGGCTGGCCCAAAAGGGAATGTTAAGAAAATGGCTGAAGGTGGTAAAATGTCCGATCTAGCACCAAAGACTTCGATGCGGCCTAAGCCACGCCCAAAAAGCATGGAAGCTCGCACAGTTAGCTCATCTAAACGTGGGGACAGCGGCCCAGCTGCAGGTACACCGAATCCATTGACTGCCTATATGGGTAAAGAGCGTGAAGATCGCCGTAAAGACTTGAAGGAAAAAGTCTCCGTCGAAAAGAAAGCTATGGGCGGTAAATGCCGTGGCATGGGCGCTGCTTCGCGTGGCGGAAGCTTCAAAGTAAACGGGTAATTAAATGAACTACAGTGCGTTAGTACAGGCAATACAGGACTACACACAGAACGAGGAGACGAGCTTCGTCTCTAATATTCCTTTGTTTGTGCAGCAAGCTGAAGAGCGTATTAACCGTTCTATTATGATTCCAGAGCTTCGTAAGAATGCTATAGCAGCTACAACTAGTGGGAATCAGTACGTTGCAAGGCCCATTGATTTCCTATCAGTTTTCTCGTTTGCTGTTATAGATGACAGCGGAGACTACAATTACTTAATAGACAAGGACGTTAGTTTCATACG